AAAACCGCACGTTCTGCGTTATTGGGAACAGGAATTTCCTCAGCTCAACCCGGTCAAGCGCCGCGGAAACCGCCGGTATTATCAGCGCCAGGACGTGCTGATGATCCGGCAGATCCGCGCGCTCCTTTACGATCAGGGTTTCACCATCGGCGGCGCACGTCTGCGCTTGTCCGGCGACGAGGCCAAAGACGATACCACTCAGTACAAACAGATGATTCGACAGATGATTGCGGAATTGGAAGACGTCCTGGTGGTACTCAAGAAATAAAAAGCAGCGTTTGAATACTTCCAGTTTTCAAAAGCTTGCGATATATTCTTGAGCGTTCTTCGAGGTGAAGAGCGAAATGCAATATCAGTCGGGGCGTAGCGCAGTCCGGTAGCGCACTAGCATGGGGTGCTAGGGGTCGAGTGTTCGAATCACTCCGTCCCGACCATATAATTCAACGGCCTAGCCGCTTTCGAGCGGCTTTGTTGTTTCTGACATAGTGACTTTCCGAGTGACCTTGGCATTTTCAGTCATGCTTCCCTCCTTTTCAGAATCGTCAGCGCTGGTGCGCGCGAGTCGGTTGCTGATACCTTATTTGCCGCCGCAATGAGCTGATCCAACTCCGCTGCCGAGTAGTGGCTGGTGATGCTCCCGTTCTTGTGGCCGAGCAGCGCTTTGCGATCCTCCTCAGTCACGCCAGCCGCACGCAGCCTTCTCCCAAAGGTGTGCTTCAAATCGTGAATTCGGATTCTGGCAAAGCCGTCATGTGCCGGCCGCAAGAATTTCTCCTGCCACTTCTTCGCCGCTCGAATCCGCGCCTTCTTCCAGGCCGAGTCATTCATGCGGTGAACCGTCGTTTCATTCCCATCACCATCTGGCTTGCCAAACGGGAAAACGTAGAGCGGATGCTTGCCGCGCTGCTTCTCGATCACTGACTTGGCAACGTCATTCATCACGACCAGACGCTCGTCTCGGTTCTTCACGCCAGACCTGGCGCTCCTTCCACCAAATCCCGCCGGTATCAGGAACACGCTCGTTCCCAGCTCCGGTACCGCAATCTCCCAATTCCACTGTAGCTTGCAAACTTCCTGCTCCCGGCAACCTGTGTTGACCTTGAACATGGCCATGGTCTGAAGGTGCGCCGGGAGTTCGGCGAGTAGGATCGACTGCTCTTCCCATGACAGCGGGTAGGGCTTTCGACTGTTCGTCTTCTCGTCCAGCAGGGAAATCATCGGCACAACGTCCAGCAGCGGCCGTCGCTCCTCGTCACGCCATTTTCGCGCGCAGAGGTTCAGCACACGGATGACCCGCTGAAGCGCGATATTCACTGTCCGGTTCGTGACTGGCTTCCCTACCGCTGGATTCAGCTTCGACTGGATGTAAGGCGCGAGGGCGTCGTCGTCAATGTGGGTCAGCGGCATGTTGCCAATGAACGGGTCGAGCTGCTCCATATATGTGGCCGAGATGTGGATGGAAGCCTGATCCTTCACTTCCAGCAGGAAGCGAGTCACCGCCTCCCGCCACGTCCTGACTCGCCGGACGCCGTACACCTTCTGCTGGCGCAACTGCTCCAGCTTGTGGATCAGGTACTGCTCTGCTTCGGCGCGGTTACAAGTGCCAGTACTCTCTTGAATTCGTTCTCCTCTGTACTTTTTGTCGATCTTCCAGATGCCGTTCGGCATTTGCTGGAGGCCGGTGATTGCTTTTTGGGCCACGGCGTTGCTCCTTTCTTCTTGCCCTGGCGCTCGCTGCGAGGGCGATTGTTGTCCTGATTGGCGGCCTTTTCAATTGCCATCGACTCGATGTAACGGTCGGCCCACTCGTCCAGCTCGAGACGGTCGAATCCGACACCCTGTTTCCCGATCGGGAATTCACGGACGTTCGGTCGCACCGTTTTGTTGAATTCGTCCCGGCACATGCCGAGGTAGCCGTATGCCTCGCCGGCGCGAATGAAGCGCGGGAGGATGGGCGCGACCTGAGCCGCGCTTCGATTTGACATGTGATGCTCCATGCCGCGCGTGACGGCAGAAGGTGGTGATGGGTTAATCCATTTGGTACCAGACGCCGCAATCGACGCCTTCGGATTGCAGCGATTTGTGCATGGCCTGCACGCCGGCATAACGCCGATTACCCTGGCCATCGAACGGCGCGCCGAGGTGAAAGGCTCGGGCATGGTAGGTGCTGGCTGACTGCATCCAGCCATGAAGGCCTGCATCGTGTAGCGTCTTCTCGCGAAAAAGTCCGACGCGGAGATACACCCGGTCGAGGTTCGCGGTACCGCCATCGTCCGGTGCCGCTGCTGCGGCTGCCTTACCTGCTTCGATGGCTCGCGCGACTGCTGCCACCACTTCCGGCAACTGTTCTTTTTTCATGGGTACGCCTCGCCCGCCGTACACCGGCAGGCATTGTGATTTAATGAGAGACATTCTTAAGGAGAGGTTGCTATGGAAAAGGCGTTTCGAAATCCGTTGTTTCTGACTGGGCTACCGATGGCTGTTTGTGGCGTTGCCATCACCGCGCCTGCCTTTTGGATTCCCGGCTTGGTTTTGATGGTGTGCGGATGGGCCAAGGCGAATAAGCAAGCCTGAGGTCATCACCGCGTCCCCTCGTAGCAGTACGCGTAGGCGAACCAGGCGAGGGCGATCATAGAAGGTGCGCTCCTGCTTCGAGCAAGCCGTCGCGGTCTTCGCGCAGGTTGTCGAGCTCCTTGCGCAGCGATTCGTTCTCGGTCCTGAGCTGGTCGCGCTCGATCGTCACTGACAAGGTCTCGGTGATGGCCCGCCCAACCTCTTGATGCACTGTCACCTCGGCGGAAACCCCAGCAAGGCGAACCTGCGTGGCAAGCCGCTCGTTCTCGGCAATCAAACCCAAAACGACTTCCTCTCTGGCTGCCGTAGAGAATTCTTCCTCTGCCTTACACCAAGCCTCATAGAACTTGTGGCTATCCGCTTTGCTGTGCTGGTCCCAAGCCTTTATCGAGGCCTGAGCCAGCTGCTTAAGTTTTGAATAGTCGATCATCCGATCACCGCCTTTATGGTCAGTACCAATGGAAGCCAGAAGAAGAGGGTGCAGCCGAGTAAGCACTTGGTGATCATGGCGACATCTCCAATTCTGCTGGCGCTGTTGCGGCCAGAGTTTCTACGGCCAGGGCGTATACGTCGGGGTGCTGCTTATCGAAGGCCGGCAGATGTTCAGTTTCGATCCAAGTACCGCGCACGGCGCCCTTTGTCAGCCATGCCGGTTTGCTTCCCGGTGCCTGCGTCCACGCGCTGACGCCGATGCCGTGGCTGGCAATCTGCTTGGCGGTGATGAAGCCTTGGCGCCGGAGCTGGGCCAGCACCTTCAACGCTGACTCTTTCCACGGCGTCAGGCGAACAGGCGAGGGCACGCCCGCCGGCAGGTTCGTGACCAGCACTGGCACTTGGCAGCGCTCAGCAGGGTTCCAGTCGTGAAGCCACTGATCGCAAGAAAAGCAAGTTCTGCCTCTCGCCTCCGGGAAGTTGTAGAAGCCGTCGAAGGTGTATGAATCACCGTTGAAGCCTGAGCTGTGTCGTGGCTTCTCGACCCTGACGCCAAGCCTGCCAAGCATTTTTGCGATGCCGGCGCTGGCGTCGGTGATCTTGCTCACGATGACCATTCGGTGGTCAGGGCCGGGGCGCCCGTAATAGTCATCGCCGAACCACGGCAGGATCTGATCGGCAACCTTGGCGTTCAACTGCATCTTGGCCTCTACACCGATCTGCCGGCCGTCCTCATGAACGACCAGCACGTCGAAGCCGGCAGCCTCGGGGTAGCAGGTCCAGCCGGGTAGTTCGTTGAATTCCTGGATGAACAGCGCGCAGAGGTCAGCCTCCTTTTCGATTTTCTCGATAGGCATTTTTTCGTCCTTGCCGCTATAGCGGCTGACTTTGAAGGGAGGAGAGTTTTTAGATGGAGCGGTTGCGCGCTTCCAGCTAACCTATGTTGAAATGTGCGGTACGACGTATAATCAGAAAATGGAGTTTTGATTTTGGTTTGGAATAAAATATACGAAGAGGTTGCTGCTTTAGTTGAAGATGCTGGTCCGTTCGGGCTACTTTTTAGGGGGCACCGGGATGCCGAATGGAAGCTGATTCCAGGCATTGGTCGTACGCGCGTATCTCACTCAACTGAAAAATCTATATATTTTGATTATCAAACAATGGCTGGGCCGCTACTTTCGGAGGGTATTAATCCTTGGTCGTTAGCGATATCTATGCAACATCATGGTATACCTACAAGATTGCTGGACTGGACTGATAGTTTTGCCGTGGCTCTTTATTTTGCGCTTAGGGATGAAGGGCGAGAGGTCCCTTGTGTGTGGATGCTTGATCCATATGAGTTGAATAGAGAGTTATCACAAGATCCGGCGTTATTTACAATGAAGGATATCATAGGTGATTATCAGACTATATTCATTGATAGGGATAAAAAGTTGTCCGGCTCAGTGGTTGCTGCTGCGCCAGGGCGCCACCATCCACGAGCCTTTAGCCAGAAATCACATTTTACCATTCATATGGATTCGAGAACGTCTCTAGATGAACTTGCACCCAAAGCAGTTAGAAAGTTTTTGATCCCAAGGCGAGCTATTGCTGATGCAAGAAGATTTCTGCTAATTGCGGGAGTAAATGAATACTCCCTATTTCCGGATCTCGATGGGTTAGCTCGTGAAATTAGGCGTATTCATTTTTAGTAAAAACTCGGGTATTCGCTACCTAGATTTTGCCAGTTGTTTTTGTTACTTGCGTAGCGCCTGCTGCACCGCTTCCACCACTTGGCGCAGGTAGTTGAATTCGTGATTCTCCTCGGTCGCCTTGTCGCCAACCGGGTAGTGCCACTCTTCGCCAAACAGTTCAGTCAGCAGCCTGTCGTGATGCCAGCATTCGTTCGGTGACTCGACGCTACGCAGGTCATCGATGTCGTGCCAGAGCTTACGAGCCTCATCCTTGCTCAGCTCATCCAGTTCCCAGTCGTGTCGACCGGTCTGTTGCCGGCGGCGCTGGACGATGCATTTTTTCGCTAAGGCGTGAAGGGCATTCCCGCTGAACCGCGTGCTGCTGATACCGCGATCGAGGCAGTTCAGGACGTAGTGCCAATCACAGTCGGCCACGAACTCGGCCACCGTGCATGGACCCATGCCGCCCCAGTAGGCGTTCCAGCTGTTGTCCCAGCAATTGACTGTGATCTTGCCCTGGGCGGTCTGATAGCTCGGGTCGGATTCAGTGGGGCAGTCGCGGCGGCCGAAGTCCTCGAGGAACACTGTAATCGCGTCGAGACGCGGCGCGCCGGTGATCACCAGCTTCGTGACTGTCGAGCGCTCAACCTTCAGCAGCTCGGCCTGTTTGTTTTCTGTGGGCATGGGGCGTCCTATGCCGGGGCATGCCCGGGCGGTGGAGGGTGGGTTATGCGGCGAGCCGCTGATAAAGCTCGATGATGTCTGCGGCGTTGGCGGCGACCAGTGCCTCAGCTTCGTCGGGGCAGACGCTGTTACCGATCAGCCGCACTTGGTCGACTTTCTTGATGTCGCGCCATTCCTCGGCACCGGTGACCGGGTCGACGAACAGCCCGCGATCGATGATGTAGTCCTTGTCGAAGCCTTGGGCGGCCTTCAGCTCAGGCGGTTGCAGCATGCGCAGCGTGATATCGATCAGCACGTAGCCGCCGACCATCACCATTTCGGCCGGGTCTTTGAAGTGCTCCGGCAGATATTTGTGCATGAAGGCGGCGCAGCGCCGGGCGCCTTCCATCTGATCAGGAGTCAGCGTGTCGGGCACCTGCACCGTCTCGACAACCGCTACGCGATCTTTCGTCGGCAGCGTGTGCATCGGCTCATTAAGCGAAATGCCGTCCTTCTCGTTGCCGTAATACTTCACCAGGTAAGCGCTCACCAGCCGCTGGTTGGCGCCGGACTGGCAGATGGTCGATATCGGATCGTAGGCCGATCGGCCGTTGCCTTTGTAGAAGCCGCCATTCGCCTGTTCGAAGAACGCTGTGACGATGCCGTGGCGCGCGGCACCGGCCAGAACTGTCTGCGTCGGGTCGTCAGGTGAGCTGCCCGCTGCGTTCTGCCCGAACGCGGTCATATGCGCCGCCGCCATTGCGAAGTGTCCCCCTTTGACCTGGGCGACCTGAGTGCGCAGCGGCTCCTGCACGTCGAAGTTGCGCTGCGCTGATCCGTTCGCGCATTCGGTGAGGAAGGGCGCCGCAACGGGCTGCACTAACGCGTGATGCGTGCCGCCCGCGCTGATTGTGGAAAGCGCTTCGTCGGTACCGTGCGTGCTGGTGTGCGCCGATGAGGTGCCGCGCATAGGGACAATGAAAGGCTTCGCGCTGGTTAACACGTGCCGCCAGCAGCCCTTGGCCACGCGGCGCATGGTGTTCTCGGCCATCGGTTTGTCGCGGAAGATCGTGCGCCCGAGGTTGCTCCAGTCGATGCACTCTGCCGCCGAGTGCCACGGCAATTGTTTCGCGGCTGGCCGCTTGTGACGTTTCGGCGCGGGCCAGACGATCGGCTTCCCGTCGCTGCGGGCCACCAGGTAAAGGCGCTTGCGGATGGTCGGGGTGCCGGCGTTCGCCGCGATGCGCTCCCGCCACTCAGCGTTGTAGCCCAGCCCCCGAACAAGAGCCTCCACCGGCACGAACTCTCCGATCGCCTCGATGATCTCCGGCATGTCCGGATGATCAGCGGGCAAGCCGGTGCTGATCGCGGTAATGAACGCCTTGAAAGTGCGGCCGCGTTCAGACTTGATCGGTTGGCCGTCATCGTCGATAGGACCCCAGTCGCAGAACTCTTCAACGTTTTCGAGGAAGAGCAGGCGCGACTTCGTAACGTACAGCCAGCGGATCACAACCCAGGCCAGCCCGCGAACACCACGATCACGCGGCGCGCCGCCCTTGGCTTTGCTGTGATGCCGACAGTCTGGCGATGCCCAGATGATCGCCACCGGCTGGCCACCCGTTGCTTCGCGAGGATCCACCTCGAAGACGTCCGCTACATAGTGAGCTGTCTGCGGGTGGTTGGCGCGGTGCACGGCCAAGGCGATTGGATTGTGATTCACTGCCACGTCCGGCTCCCTGTATGCCCGGGCGATACCGGTGCTGGCGCCGCCACCGCCGGCGAACAGGTCGACCACCAGTTCCTTTTCGAACGGCAGGCCCATGCTCGGCTGGCCATGGATGAAGTGAGGCAATTTCTGTTGTGCGGACATAGGGGATCCTCGCCGGGTATATTGCGATAGGGATTTTTTTAGGGAGTAAACGGATGTTGCCGAACTACATTCAGTACCGTTACGAGCTTTTCAAACAGAAAAAAGCAGCTAAATCTCTTTCAAAAAGCGAGCCGCCGGACAGTGAGCAATCCTACGAGAGCGGAGAAATGGCCGACTACGTCCACAGATGGGAACTTTCAGAGCAATGGCGCGCATCGATACAAACGAACTACTACCGAAGGAAGGCCGAGTCACTTCTGGTTCAGATGCCGGAAGAGGCGGACTCAACAATGTACTCTCGCGTTGATTGGGATGATCATCCGGACGAGCCTTATTACCTGACACCGTTAGGGCTGAAAACAGTTCGGGATTCAATTCGTGCAGAGCAGAAACATAGGCGTGAGTCAGTGGGCTATTGGTTCGGAATCGTGGTGGGTCTTATCGGTGCGATCACGGGTTTGGTGTCTGCTTTTAAGGGCTGAATCAATCTCCACAGAAACAGGCAATACCCTCGTCCTGCTCGGCGAACATATCGAATTGGGTGTCTGAGTAATCGAGCATCTGCTGGTAGCTTGGGCGGTCACTGCGGAAGCGGGCGCCGTCACCTGTGAACTTGCCTCCAGACACCACTGAGCTTTCCATGCGTGCCCACCATTCGGCCTTGGGGCGGTCGCTGGCGATGATCGAATAGACCTGCTTGGCACCCTTCAGAAAGCAGAGGTCGCAGTTTCCTTCCAGCGTCCGGCCGTTGATCGTGGGCAACATCAGATCGAAACTTTGGCTGGCCCAGAAGTCCGTCACGTCCTGCACGCCGACGCCGGCATCAGCCAGCGGCATTACCATCGTTGCCCACTTGCTTTCGCTGGTGCTCTTCCTGTGCCTAATTTTCACCACCCGACGTGGCTCGTCGGCGCGGATACCGGTCATCATGTCTATCGGGTTGTCTTCCGTCGAAAGCTCCAAGCTGCGCAGATACTTGTGGATGATGCGGATCTTCAGGTCGATGGTGCAGAACCTAGTCACCGGGTTGGGCAGGTACTTTCGTTTGCGGATCAGCGCCTCGAATGGCTCGCCTTGGCGGCTGGCGCTGGCGAAGTCGACGACCTCAAACCCTGCTTCGTTGTCCCGGAACTCAAGCCAGACGATCGGCACTGTCCAGCGCTCTGCGCATTCCCGGACGAACTCCAGGGTGGCGGGGTGTTCCTTGCCGGTGTTGGCGAAGGTGACGACCAGATCGCTCAGGTCATCGTTGTTGTCCAGCACCTGGCGCAGCATGTAGGCGCTGGTTCGGCCGCCGGAGAAACTCACGACGGTCGTCCCTGAGATTTTATAAGGCGACATGGGATCCTCGCTGGCTGGCGTGATAGTTAAATTCGGGAATGGCTCAGGCTAGGCGCGATCGGTGGTGGGCGAACTCGCCTTGATATTTATCTGCCGCCGCAACATAGGCGGCGTGCGCCTGTTCAGGTGTAGGAAATGATCCGAGGTAGGTCTTCTTGCCGTTGGCGTAGATCTGCGCTTTCCAGCAGCGATCGCCTTTGTGGTAAGTGGCGCCCTTCAGGCCGGACGAACAACGAGGCGGGACGTTTGCGTTGTTTTGTGCGCTCGTTGCTACTCTCAGGTTTGCCCACGCGTTATTGCTTCGAACGCCGTCTCGGTGGTCGACTGCGCCATTGGGCCAGCTTCCGGTGGCAAGCATCCAGGCCACTCGGTGAGCGCCATAAGTCTTCCCGAGCAGTTTCAAATAAACATACCCGTCAGGCTTACGTGATCCTGCAGGCTCTCCGATCCGACGACGGCAATGGTCGACCTTCCATGTGAAAAGGCCGGTAAGCGGATCGTAAGCAATCATTTCCCTGAGCAGCCGGGTACGCTGCTCTGAATACATCTCAGGCATATCGTTACCTCAAGAGGGTGGTGGCACTTTGGGTAGAAGTGGGGTATTTGTGTTCGGCCCGGCATGGGGCCGGCTAAAAGGATTTGTGCGTGGATAAAACTCTTTTGATTCCCCTGATCGGGGTTTTAGTTGCGGCTGTGATAGCTGCGGTGACGTCGCTGGTTGTCTCAATCCTTTCAAAGGATCAGAAAACTTCAGAGTTCCGCCAGTCTTGGATTGATGCTTTTAGAGAGGACGCAGCAAATCTTGCGGGGCATTGGTCAACAATGGTCGCGACGCTGGAAGGTAAGAAAGCTGCGAAGGAAGACGCTCTAAAGTTTTTGGAATCACGCCATGACGACGTCATTGACGTTGAAGTGCGCATCACGAGGATGCGACTGAGGCTCAACCCTAAGGAGCATGCACACCTGATTAACCTCCTGCATCACCTAGGCAATGGGAAAATGTCTGGCCGTGAGGAAATGGACCAGACAATGGAGTCTATTGTTGTAGAGGTGCAAAAGGTTTTGAGATCCGAGTGGAAGCGTGTGAAGCACGGCGAGCTATCCTTTAGACTCCTAAAGTGGCTTTCATTAGTCGCGATTGTTGGGGGTGGCTACGCTGCGTATCAGTTGATGATGCAAGCCGTCTAATGTGTAACTACTTCGTCGTCAGGCTCCGGCGGATCGTCGGCCAGGGACTTCATGCCAGCGGCCTGAATGATGCGCGACACCTTTTCAGAAACAACAAAAGGTGTCGTGACACATCGAAGCATTTTGGTCTGGGTATCGAAGTCGGCGGCGAGCAGGTTCATCAGGAGCAGCTGGTAAACCTCCTGCTGGTTGTTGATCCCGTGCGCTGCCATGACTCGCTTGAGGTCAGGCTTGAACACCCCGGCCACCTCAATCGTAAACTTCTCGACGCCCAATGCAGCGTCCTTTGCTGCAGCCTTCTCGCGCTTCCTGCGCTGCTTCTTGGCTTCCTCCGTCAGTTCCTTTTCCTCGGCCATGGCCTACCTCTTCAATTCCGCTGGCCGGCAAGTCCAGCCAGGTCTGTCGTTTGCGTTGTTGGGTGCGAAAACGTCTCAAGCTGCGACCTTCACCTGATGCCAGGCGCCGGCGGCGTAGAACAGCATCGCGGCTTGAGCTTCGTCCATCGATATCTCGTCGGGAATGGCGATCCAGCCTGACGCCACCAGATGGTTCGGGTTTGCGCTGTTGCGCAGCTCCAGGTAGTAATGCTCGATGGCATCGGTCAAACGCTCGACCTTGTAGATGCCCTCGGGCGAGATCTCCACCGACTTGATGTACTCGGCGCCGCGCTCGTCTCGACACATGGCGCCGATGTAGATCGTCCAGCGGTAGGAGAAGTCGAATATCGCGTTCGCGATAGCCAGACTGCGGATCTGCTTGCAGCTCTTCCAGTTCGCCATGATCTGGCTACCGCTGGGGTCGATGTTCACCACCGCGACGTGATTGGTGCGCAGCAGCGCCCGGCAACTGCGTTCAGCCCGGGCGAAACCGTTGTTGGGTTTGCGTTTCGACTTCATAGCGAGTCTGCCATTTTGCGCAGCGCCTTGCGTTCGGCGGCCGATATCGGTTTCGGCCGACGCTTGAGGACCGTTTCAGGGTCTATTTTCTTCGAGCGGGGCGGCGGGAGCGGATTGCGCGGCGGGCTTTTCAGTTGGTCGATCCGTCCGCCAGCGGCCAGGTACTGCGCGATTCGTTCAGCGATCGACTCGGCGTCGGGTCGGTGCTGCTCGACGAGGTTGAGGTTGTTGCTTATCATGCTCAGGCTCCTAATCGATGGGCTTGCGCCCGCGCTCTGTCCGCTACTTCGTCAACCATCCGGCCAAGCTCCAAATTGAACTGGACCAGCTCTTGATGAAGCATCGCGATGTACTCGTCATCGCGCTTGATGGTCTCGATGTACAGGCGGCAGTCTTCATCCTGTCGCGGATCGAACGACAGGAAATCCCACCATTCCCGGCCCGTAACGAACATGCAGCCCTGAACCTGAGGCTTGTGTTCGTCGGGCATTCCTTCGAGCCAGGTTCGAACGTGGACGGCTTCATTGAATGGACACTTCGACTCGATGCCGCCGTCCTCGCCAATCAAGCCGTCCGGAGAGCAGCCCAACCAGTCGTATTTTGGATGAACCAAGAAGCCCGACTTGATGACGGTATTGCCGGTCAGAATTTCGTAAAAGTCGTGACTCGACTGCTCGACCTCGGTACCCCACGCCATCGACTTGCTGCTGACCGAATGCTTCGATCGGTTGGCCAGTCGCTCGAAGGCCAACTCGCGCATGTAAGTGGTGCGGGCCGCGAGTGGCTTGCGCTTCCCTTGCTTGTCACGATCACCCCAAGCAATCACATCCTTGAACCTGCTTGCCGTGAGGCGCCCGCTGCGGTCTTGATGCCACTGCTCGGTGCGCTGAAGGTCTACTGAGGCGTTCATTGATTACCGTCCTGCGGATCGTTGTCAGCACTGGCGCTCGAGCTTTCATTGAGGGTTGTAAACTCTGCCTCAATTGTCTGTGCAATCGACTTCAGCTCACCGTGACGTGTCACGCCAATTGCGCCACGCTGCTGCGGTTTCAGTGCCTTCCAGGCTTTTTCGTAGCCATCAATTCCTTGTTCTTGAGCGATCTTTTTGAGCTGCTCGAACAGGTCCGCAGTTGCGTCGGTGGCGTCGCCCTGAGGAACCGACGCAGCTCCCACATCTGCTGGCTTTTCGTTGGTAGATCGTGGGGTAACATCCGTTTCCGGAAGCGCGTAGCCGTCGTCCAGCTCGTCACGTGTGTACACGCCCAGAATCACGTCGGGGCAATACAGACGAGCCCATTTTTTGAGGGCCAGGTACGCGATCTGCTGCTTCGGATCGTCCGCCCATAGCGTAGAGTTTCGGGTTCGTGCCTGAGTCATCAAGGTGGTCAGTTCGCGGGGAGCGTCTTCGCCAACGAACGTAGCCCAGACGCGGACGCCGAGGCCTTTCTCGTCGTTTATGTTCCAGTTTGGGACGCGGTATTTCTTCGGCTGTCCGTGATCATCCATTTGCTTTTTGCTTTCGATTTCACGGAAGTTGCCAATGATCTTGTCCCAGTCGCCGAACCACTCGTAATGGATTCGATCAAGGGTCGGCGCTCTCGTGGTAATCACCGCGTTGACGAGCTGTGCTTCATAGCTGAGCTGGCCGCCGTTGACGATGAATGTCTTCTGCGCCACCTGGAAGGGATTCATGCCCCATTGCATGGACTGCATGATCACTGCCATGCAGTCGGCAGTGTTGCCGTGGAAATGCTTCGGCAGGGTGGTTTTGCCGCCTGCCATGATGCCGGCGAGTTCAGTCATCGACTGCATGCTGTCGCGATTGAGGATCAGGCCCGTCGGGCTTGTGTCCATTGGTACGGTAGCAATCTGGGTTTGAGCGTTCATTCCTAACTCCATAGCCGACGACTTTGGCCGGCCTCCGGGGTGATTTCAGGGTTTGTTAGAACGACAGGGCGCGCAGCCAGGCCGATGCTTCGTCATTGGTGACGCAGAAGGCCATGGCCACGACCTCGACCACTTCGTCGACGCTCGGCATGTTCGAGTCAGCGACTTCGTCAGCCACTGGAACCGGATCAACTCCCACTGCATCTGCTGGCGCTGTGTCGGTAACGGCAGGTGCCGTGATGACGTTTGCAGCCGAAGCGGGTGCTGCAGCCAATGCGCGCAAGCGAGCCAACTCTTCTTGGTCACGCTGATACTGCGCATCGCGTTCGCGCTGCTGGCGCTGCTGTTCTTCTTGCTGCTCACGTTGCTGGCGTTGTTGCGCTTCCATATCGCGGCGCTGCTGGTCGAGTTCATCCTGCTGCTGCTTCAAGCGCAGGCGATCTTCCTCGGCGCGCTGCTTGCGCAACTCCTCTGCTTCAGCATCGGCGATGCGTTGCTTCTCACGCAGTTCGTCCAGCTCTTTTTGTTGGGCCAGTAGCTTGGCTGCCGCCTCTTCGCGGTCAACAGCAGCCCGGTGCAGCGCTTCAAGCTGATCAATAGCGTTGTCGCGGGCGATGGTGGCTTCAGCTTCAAACTCGGTGTATTCGTCTGGCAGGATTACCCACTCTTTGACGCTTTGAAGCACGGCTGCAACATCGGCAGCACTGCGGCTTGCGTACGCTGCTGCTACAGAGCTGAATCGGGTAATTTTTTTCCGGATGGTCTCGACACGTTCAGCCTCGACACGCTCGCGTTCGGCCTTGGCGTCAGCGGCGCGCTTTTCTTCGGCCTTGATTGCCTCGTCTACAGGCGCTTCGATCGCCAGCACGCGCTCCTTCAGTGCTTCACCAAATTCCTTCACTTGGTTGACGCGAGCCTGGGCGTCTTTAACCGCCTGCTGATAGGGAACCAGCGCCGTTTTCGTGGTATTGGCCAAGGCGTAGCGGACATCGCGAATATCCACGCGAACTTCCTTCGCATTCGCCAAGCCCTCACTGGTAGAGCAGTCAACAACGAGGTTCGCGTAGGTCGTTTCCAATCGGACGATTTGTTCTTCATGCGGCCGATATTCGGCGATATCGGTGACAGCTACTTTGGGCGTTACAGCGGTCATTTCGATGGACTCTTGCAAAGGGGCTTGTTGGGCTTTTGCAGACATGACGGTTCCTTGCCGCGCCGAGCGCAGCTTGTGGTGGGCTTGTTTATTGAGTGATGCGGTCGGCGAGGGCACTGAGCAGCATCAGGAAGGTGTAGATCGAAAGGACTCGAAACGAGCCACGCCGAATCAGGATGCGGCGTGCACGCTGAAGGCTGGTCATCGGAACACGTTGTAGGTGGTGGAGCGCGGCACCTGGCAAGTGCCCGAGCCGTCTTTCACGATGCCGTAGGCGCCTGCACCGGCAACCAGAAGCACAACCAGAATCCAGTAGACGAGGTTCATGGCCGAGCCCTCACAGCGATGCGTCCGCCTTTCATGGTCACCGACAGGCGCAGCGGGAGGCTGTCGACCAGATCCTCGCGCTTGCGACCGATGACTTCATTGAAGGGCAGGCCGAAGCCGAGGATCGCGATGCGGCGCTCGATATCCTCGAGCTGTTCATCGGCCAGCGTTTTCACCAGAGGCGTTGTCATGCTGCAGCTCCTTGCGAGACGGAGGCGTTGTAGGAGGCGTAAATCTGGTCGATGCGGGCGCGGAAGTGACGGTGCTCGGCATCGTCAATGGCACGAAGCATGAAGGCCAGGGTGATGCAGGATGTCGCGGCGGCGCTGGCGTTGGGCTTGCCGAGGTCGCGGATCATGTTGCTGATTTCGCCCTCGATCCAGGTCACCGCCGTTTGATGGTCACGCTGCTGGATGTTCATTTGAGCCCCCAGAATTCGCCATAGGCGACCACCGCTGCCGCGACTCGCTTGGCCCGCGCCTTGCGGTCGACAAACTCTTGGGCTGCCATCAGCGCCTGACGCTGTGTGTGTTCTTGCGCTGCGGCTTCGTAGTCGTGAAAGTCTTCAACCTTCAGCGCTTGGGGGCGCCCCCATTCATCAAAGCGCCGATCCCACTCTCGGGCCTGCGCACTGTCTGCATAGCTGGTTGCCATGGTCGCCTCCGTGGTGGCGGGTGTTGTTCCAACAAAACTCGGATGCACTCATCCGCTCCGCTGGTTGCCGTTGGGCGCGGAGGGGAGTGCATTCGGGTGGTGTCGAACGATTTGCAAAATGGCGAGTTGAATTTTTTGATTTCACTGCCGATAAAGCACAGAACTTCTAAGGATGAATTCCCATGCGTGTTATTTCGAAGGCCGTATGTTTAGTTGCTTTGGTCGCGCTCAGTAATTTAGGGCAGGCCCAAGCGGGTACCGAGGATCACGACATCGCTATAACCATGGTGGCTATGGGGCGTATGTGTGCAGAACAAGAGCCTGGAATGAATTATTCGCTGCAGAACATCTTTTCCCTTCCAGACATAGCGGCAAACGCAGATCTAAAGAAGGAGATTCTTGCAGTAGATACCAATCCGGCATTTCAGGATGAAATCAAGGCAGTTCAAGTGCAGGCCGCAGGGGATCCGTCGGCAGCAAAACATTTCTGCCCGAGCTATGCGCCGAAAGCTAGCAAGTAATCTGTCCCAGGCCCGCTACTGGCGACGGCCTGGGTTTCTAGCATCAAATTGTCGACGTGCGTGGGGGTGGCCTACCTCATTCGGCCGATGCGCGGTGACATCGACGGCCTACTGTCCGCTGCCTGTATGAGTGATGGGCGCCGGCCTTCAGGCTTGCCGCGCCGCGCAGGTGAATCGCTCTCTGCTACATGGCTGCCATCCCTCTGATTTAAGGCAACTGCCGAGCATTCCTCGGTAGTTGGTTTCGATGCAGGTGGGCGGTTATAGGCCGCAGTTTCGTCCGCATCGTGGTGTGATCTGGCCGGGGCTCAACCGGCATTCGGCGGAAGGGGTAGCCCTGTAGGCGACCGGTCGGCACATCCGCTGCCCGAGACTTAGCCTCAGATCACACCCCGATGCGCTCTCATAGAGAGGATCGGGCAGTTAACAACAGGCTGTCGTGGCGCTGGTTGTCACGCGTCGTAAGGCGGCTTCTCGCCGATGCGCTTCAGCTTTTCTTGCTGGAACGCCTCCGCGATATCGAAGGCCTTGCTTGGGATGAGCTCTGGCGACACACCGCCGAAGGACACAAGTCCAATCATTGCTGCAAGTGCGTAGCTTTCGATTTCTTCATGTTCATTGCGCGTCATCGTGGTTCTCCGGTTGTTTTCCCAATGCACCCGTCACCAGGTGCATCAGTGAAAAGGTCCGTCATGCTGCGGTCATCGCCTGTTGCGCAAGAAGCTCGGTTACCGCCTCCCGTGGCATGCAGCCATCCGAATACAGGTCGAACAGGTCGATTTCTTCCTGCGATCCCTCAACGACGTAATGCCCAAGGACATTCCCGGCCCTGTCCAGCCAGTCGCGATAAGCCAGTGCGGATGAATCTTCGCGGCATTCGTCGGCCGCCATAGTCGCCATGTTGAACATCGTCTTGCCCTCCGTTGATTTCCAATGCCGCCTCATAGAAGCGGCATCAGTAAATCTGTGGTCTTTCTCCGCACCCGCTTACCAGGTCATTCACTCAGTTCGGTCAACACCTCGTCCGCCGTCGCAGTGGGCTGCGCGTGGGCAGGCTTTCGGGCCTGTCGGATCGCCGGTCGCCGGTAGAGGCAAGTGCGGTTTTGTTCATCGGTTTACTGACCTCCCACCGATGGAGCCGGGAGTGACCTAACCGGACTGGCCGGGTAGTCGTTCATGGCGCTGGTTGTTAAAGAGCGGCGGGTCTGTTGAGGCCCTTCGCAGTGGCTGTGTGTCGCTGCGATGGGTGTAAATTAACCGGCGGTTTCTATGTCGCCAATACCGGCGGTTAATTTAATTTGCGAAAGGATTGGGTATGCTTCGTCACAACTGTATGGATATACAGATGTTAGGAGTGAAGTAAATGGCGGTGGCACAACAACAAAACCGGCTCGAGAGCGGTGGCATGACAGGCCTGGAGCGTCTTGAGCTACGCGTCTCGTCTATGATCAATCACCCAGTCGCGCAGATTCAGCGCTGGGTAACGATCCATCGGCTGGACACGGATGGAGAGAGGGAGTGGGAGGAGGTGATGGAGCTGCTGTCCGAGACGGAGTGTATAGACATGACGTTCAATGACGACGAGTCTGTGACGCTAAGGTGGGAGCCTCAAAGTGAGGAGGAGCGAGTTGCTGAGCTTGAAGATTTGTTTGAAGTTGCGATGGAGCAGGCCGCTCCATTTTGACAGGCATAAAAAGGCCCGCTATCTGCGGGCTTTTTGTTACTTGGTTGGAGCGGGTGCTGGAGCGGGCGGAGATGCCTCGGCTTTACCTGATTGAAACGCCGACATTGTTGTCTGCATTGCGCCAAGGACATTAGCTTGGTTTGCGTAATATGCACCCACCAGAATCGCGACGACAGCAAGCAACTGAACAACGACGGCGGCCCAATAATTCGATTTGACTGTTGCCGCTTGTTTCGCCGCTTCTTCAGCACCCTCTGCGGCTTTTGTAGCGCGCTCAGCGAGCATCTCGAAACGCTTGTCTCGCTCTACCTGCGCTTTATCGCGCTCAACCTGAACAGCAGCCTGAGTAGCGAGAAATGCATCAATTTTTGACGACACAGACTCAACCCGCGCGTCCATCCGTGCTTCGATGGTCTCGAGTTTTGCGTTGAATTCTTCGCGAGTTATATCGTTCATGCTTTCAGGATGATCCAAAACCTTACTGGAGTCTACTATTGGGATCGGTCTTAGTATTTCAACGTCCTTTCGGAATTTTATGATTTTGTTATCCCATTTTCCCTCATTCATTGGTCGATTCCTTGGGTTTTTCGCTTAACCACCCCACGACGTTATCGCCGATGATTTGGCGGATTGAGCCGCATGCACTGCAGTTCATCGAGAAAAATGGGCGGAATATTCCCGTGCTTTCTGCATAAGTCAGTCGATAGACAATCAGCTGCGTCACGCCCTCTTGATTTTCTTGGCCATCCATTTCCCACCCGTCATCCTTTCCACACTGTGGGCAAACTGTGGTATCGAAATGGGCGGCCATATAGCGAATCATTTCGCTTGGCACTACGTAATATTTTGCCGCATCAAACGGCTTGCCTTTCGGCTGCGAATCCATCGTAGCTCCCTGAATCCCTAATTCGCTGAAAATGTGGATGACTCACACCAAACTTGCATTCCACACCAGCAGTACACGAGCTTGGATGAATGTCTCATCTGCCCGGATTGTTTGAGGCGGATGCCGATCGTTGTCGGAAATCATCCTGATCTGTTCATCGCCCAGCCATTGCAGGCGCTTGATGTACAAATGACCCTCCCAAGAAAACATGTAAATCCCGTCGCCTACGAACTCCCGAATACTGACGTCCACCAGCAGCGGGTCGCGATGCTTGATCGTCGGCGCCATTGACTGGCCCCAGCCTGTCACCATTTTCAGATGGAAGTGCTCTTTGAACTCGACACCCATTTCGCGAAGATGTTGAGGGCTTACGCGCACATCCTGCAGCATCTCGGGATAGTCATGCGGGATCTGACCACCGCCCATCGCGGCGCGGACGTCGTAGTGGGCGATCCACACTTCATCACCCACAACGCCTGGCCGGTAGTAGTCAATCTCGATGGCGCCGCCGGCGTCATCAGCTTCAGCGGCCGCCATCAATCTTTTTCTGGCAGTGGCTGTAAGCCCTTTGCCCTGTTTATCGAGCATCGCTCGGACCATATCAGCGGCTGAAAGCGTCGAAGCTGATGGCTCTTCATTGACACCTGTCAGCCCGCTGATCTCGCGGGCAAGTCGCTTACTGAAGCGCTCGACCGGAACGCCGAGTAAGCGCGATAGAACCGCCGCGAATTTGGCGTTCAGAGGATTCGTGCCGTTCAGGTACATCGCCACCGCGGCGGCCGATATATCAGCCTCCGCCGCAAGACTCGCCTGGGTCAGTCCGAGCGCGTTCTTTTTCGATACGAAAAGCGCCTTGGCGGCGTCGCACTCAGCTTTCGGTTCTGGGGACAGCTGTTTCTTTCTGCTCATCCGTGAAATTTAACCGTTGGTTAATTTTATTGCGGCAACCGCCGGTATTGCCTAAAAGCTAACCGGCGGTTAATATTGGGTCTGACAAAGTTTGCTGAGGCAACGACATGAAGAAGACGCCACTGCCAGAACTGGTTGAGCGAATTGGTCAGTCCGCTGTCGCCAAGGGCCTTGGCGTCAGCGCTCCAGCCATTTCAAAAGCCTTGAAGGCGGCCAGGGAAATCCTGGTCATTGAACATGAGGACGGGAAGCTGACCGCGGAGGAGGTTCGTCCATTTCCGTGCCAGCTGCCGGTTCAAAGAACCGCCGCCTGACATCGAAGTCCGCCGTTCCTTGAGCAAATCATCGCGCCGCGGGTGGCGCAAAGCCACGTAACAATTTTTGAGGTGTGACATGCAGGAGTTGATGAGAGCGATCTACGACGTGGTTGACGACCATGGCACCAAAAAGATCGCAGAGGGCGCGGACTTCAAATCCCGGACGTTGCTTTCGCAGAAGGCAAACCCGGACTACGACACCCACCGCATGAACGTGGAAGAGCTGCACCGGATCATGAAGTTCACCCAAGACTTCCGCCCGCTCAAGGCTTGGGCAGAGGCGTTCGGTTTCGACCTGGTCCCGAAGGAGCGGCCGGAAGGGATCAACCTCAACGCCGCTTTGCTGCGACTGCATGCCGACCTTGCCGATGTCACCCGGCTTGCGTTCGACGCACAGGCTGATGGTCGCGTCTGCTCGGTCGAGAAAACGAGCCTGCTCAAGGAGGCTGAGGAAGTAATCGTCAGCTTGGAAGTGTTCAAGCAGTCCGTGAAGGCAGCCTGAATTTCAGACACAAAAAAGCCGACGTACGAGGTAGGCTTTTTCAACAGCGGTAAAACAAGTGGAGCTGATTATGCACGCACACTCACAACAGGACAATACCGGACATGTCGCGACACGTTTTGCGGATTCTGAAAACGTGTCGCGGAAAGAAATCATCGCGGAAGAAATTCACGCAATACAAGAGGGTGTCGCACCCATGACCCTGGCCTACGAATGGGCATTTACGTTCATGGGGCTTGCCAGTCAGAAAGTTGGATCGATTGACTTAGGGGATCTTGATCATATGGACCGTGATCAGGCCCGAGCTGCATTGGACGAAATCGAATCTGGTCGCGACAAGCTACGGGCAATCATCCCGCTCTTTGAAAAATATCCATACATCGCCGAGGTCATGCGATCTCACTGCAGCGCGCTGTTCTACGCCGAAGCAACCCTCATCC